AAGATCAGACTTGCGAGGCTTTTTAGATTTGCCTTTACTGCCTCCGGTTCCCGAAAATCTGCCTTTGCTGTCGCGTACATACCGCCTGGCCATTGTCCGTAAAGCATTTTCTCAAGCTTAGCCACGCTTGACAATTCCATAACGCTTACGAAGCTGCTCAAGCGTTAGCTCTGATCCGTCATCGCGTACAAACTTTGCAATCGCTTCTTTCGGTCCATATTTTTCAGAAAGTTTTCTAAAATATGGAGCTTTTGAACCAAGAACTGCAGCTTGCCTAGCTCGACCAGTTTCGCTGTCTTTGTCATAAAGCCATTCACCGTAAGATTCATTAGCTGACACAGGGCCATCCACGCTTGCTCGTCTACCAGGCTTTGGAGGCGTCAAACCTAAACCTTTGTAATCAACAACAGCATCAGTTGTAGACCTGCAGTTGAAATGCTGCGGCGGCATTGGGCCTTTGCCGTATTCAAACTCTTGGCCATCAAGAGCACGGCAAATTGCAGATGTGCGTGTGTCAAGCGTCGCAACGTAACGATATTTTCTCGTCACGTCTTGGTTGGCTTCGTAAACCTGCTGCGATGCAGCATTGCTTACCTGATTGACGCTTGTACGAACAATGGTCACAATTTGATGATTTGCCATCTTTGTTAGCTCACCACCAGCAAGCTGCAACTGTTTAACCGACTGAGCCGGTTGCCCAAATTCAAGTCGTCCCTTTAAGCGTCGTGCAATTTCAGGCGTAGGCTCACCCGTCAGCAATCCTTGCCGCACAATTTGGCCAAAACGCTCAGCTTGGCTTTCGGCTAAACCACGAAAAGCTTTTTCAACAACCTTACCGTTTGGTAACGTGACGGTTGCGCCTTGTGCTGCCGTCAAGCTAAATGTTTGCGGCGCACCCCGCACAGCAGCAACAAGGTCATCGGACAATGCAACAACATTGATCTGCGTAGGATCTGTCGTGACAACAGCTTGAGCAAACTGCGGTGAGATTTCCACCGTATTGACAAGGCTGCGACTTCCAGCCGGTAAAACCTTACGAAGCTGCTCTTCTACAAATTCAGATTGCAGTTCAGCTAAACCTTGCAACTCAGGCACCATAATCTCCGTCGAATCGCCAGCCCAAGTATCCAGCGACTCTTTTAGCTGCGCAAGAATTGACCTTAGCCTTGCCGCTTTGAATGAATCGTCAAGATCTTCAATTGCACGAAGCTGAGCAACGCTATCCAAAATAATATCGTTATAAGCATTGATGATCCGCCGTGCAACACTGTTGCTATAGCGATTAAGATCAATCGCGTTTCGATATAGGCTTGCCGGTGTTGTCATTCATCAAAGAAGCCTAAAAGCTCCGGCTCAATATCTGTCAAAATAGAAACGTCAGCGCCACCCTTTAGTGCTTGAGCAACAATCATTGAAAACTCAGGAATCATATCCTCTTCATCCTGATCTTCGTAAATCAGCTTGATCTCATCGATTGATTCGATGCCGTATTCACTAAACCAAGACAGCCTTACAACAGCAAACGTATCTTCAGGCAACTCACGCTTGCTAACGTACAACATGCGCTGACGCTCAATCCCGTGATCCATCTTGAGCAGTCTCCGCAACCATTTCATCATGCCGGGATTTCATCCTCTTGCTCAGGTTCAGCTGAAACCTCAGGCATAGACGAAGATGCTTCAGGCTCAGGCTGCTGCATCTCGATTAAGCCGCCGTTTTGAGTTGCCTCAAGTTCGGCTTCAACTTCAAAATCATCGCCTAGCACTTCGCCTTCGGCAAGCTGATTTAACAATGTCTCCTGAGTGATGGTGCCTGCTGTGTAAAGCTGCAGCAATGACTGAATTTCTTGAGGCTCAAGGCGAGCGCCCAAGAAATCGCGATTAACAAAGCTGCTGCCAACCTGAGATTCTTGCAGATAATCTGCGTGATACTGCAGACAATTGTCAATCATGTCCTGCATGTTTTGAGCGATCACCATCATGGTTGAATCACCTTGACTGCGATCAATACGCTTAGCCTCTGCAGTTTCGGCGCTTAGCTTTTGGCCTAAGACAGCCGACAGTCCAAGCTCATTGATCTGTCCTGCAATTTGCTCCAATCGCTTAAATTGGGCGTCATAGCTTTTTCCGCCTGGCTCAATATATTCAGCACGGCCATCAGCAGGGAAAGCAATAGCTTCACCAGGACCGGCGCTAACCTCTTCTGCAGCAGATGGAAAACCATAAAACGCAAGCATTGGGACAGCTGAAATATGCAGCTGATTATCAAGGTCAGATTGAACCTGATAAGCCTTAAGATTCAGCTCCGCAATATCTTCCATCGGCGGACGTGATTCCATCACGTTGACGCGATTGCTGTAAGCAACGGTAAACGGAATATAATCAAGGCTTGTTGTGCCTTCTTCAATTTTCTTCAGCTCGCCTTTAGTGTCGCGCTGGTGAATCTCAAAACCACCAGGCGTCAGCACTCGCACTTGCTCGACTTCTTTTTCGCCATATTCACCATCAGGTTGAATAACCTTCTCAAGCAAACGAAGTTGTATAAGCTTTTGAGCACCATCAACAAGTTCAGTGCGCCAGCCTAAAATTTCACGCGGCGTGTAAGTTACCCAATACGGTCTGCCGTTGCTCCCAGCAGCAGGAGCATCGACCAGCACACCCACATGGCCATAACGTATGCAGCGACGAGCTGTTTCATAACACCAAACGTTAAGATCGTTGCCCTGTAGGTCTACATCAAACAACTGCTCACGGATAGTGTCTGAGACATCATTTAGCCTGACAGGTTTGCGAGTCAACATACCTGCAAGCATTCGTTCAAGCCGCACAAAATAAGGCGGACAAGTAGAACGTGCTAGACGATTGTCGTAAGCTTCGTCTAGCTCACGTGGTTCTTGCGGCAGATAACGCCGATGCTTCCGGCGCATCTCATAGCTACCGCCTTGCAAATCTTCAATCAGAATCCAATGCGGCTCTTGATTTACCCATGCTGCATTTGGATCGTTGACTTGTGAGACCTTTGCCGCGCGTTGGCGGTCATAGAAGTTAAAACCGGAATACACGGCGCAATCTCACAAGCCTATGGCAACAGTTTAGACCTCTGCAGTAGCAGCAAGCGCAGACTTAGCCGTAAGGATCACTTTAGTGCGACCAACCTCAATATCAAAAACGGTATCGGGGTCAAGCTTCATCTTTTTGATGTAAGCACTGCCGATAATCACCTTGCCGTCAGAGTGCAGCTTTGCTTTGTAGGTAAGGCTGCGACCAGGCGATTTAGCTTGACCAAGCTCAACGCCCTTAGCGTCTAACAATGCTTCATAGAAAGCGGTGAAGTTTAAACGCTCGCTACCGTCTTGCTTTTGAGAAAAATAACCACAAGCCCGAACAATGTCAGACTTGCCATGGTCTTTAAGCTGACGGACCTTTTCGAGAAGCTCAGTGCCGGTAAGCATGTTTGAAAGAATAGAACACGCTTAAGGTAACAAATATGCTGCGGTTTGTCTAGTACAACCTAATGCCGGTGCCACGACCCGATCTTGCGTGCAGTGGGTTGAACAACCGCCAGATCGCATAACCCAACGCGTCATTCATGTGGTCGTATCCTGCATCTTTATCAGGATCGCCTTTTTCTGTATAACTTTGAAGCTCAAGGCATTCAATTGTACGCTTACAGTTCTTTGTAACCTGCAGCCTTACTTGTCCTTTCCCATTTTCCAACACAGCTTGAACAGCAGCCACCCGATCACGGACGGCAGGATTTGATCTACCGGATTGATTGCTGAAGCCATAGGTCTCCAAGATTTGAATATCGGTTTGCGCGGCGTTCGTGCTTCGGTTTCCGCCTGATGCGTCAGGGTAGACATAAATTCGACGGTTGGAATATCGTCGTTTGATTTCTTGCGCGAGGGTATCGGTGTCATGGCTACCACTCACTTCGTCAATGACAACAAATTTGTCATTCAGTCTTACACCGATCACGGCTGACATATTGCCAACGTTGAAGTCAACGCCAACGTGTATAGGTTCATCACCTGTAGAAACGCTGTCTATGACGTGCTTTTGACGATCAAACCTGTCGTAAACCTGGCCAGTGTTTAGATTGACAAATTCTCCGTCAAGGTAAGCCTTCAGCAAACTTGGGTCGTAATTAGCCTTCAAGCGTTCGACGAAATCATCTGGCAGATGTGGATTATCCGTCGTCTTCATTTTGATCAGCTTGCGATCATCACGCGCAAGTGCATCAGGGCTACCAAACTCGTTGTAAAGCCATTTGAAGCCTTCTGGCGTGGATGCAGCAGCAAACTGCCTTACTACACCGGAGCGAAGACGACCAAGGATTTTAGGAAACGCCTTTGATGCGACAGAGTAATTGACGGTATCGATCTCATCGCTGATGCAGAATGCTAGGTTCAAACCGATGATGCGCTGAAAATTCTCGAAGCTACGGCACAGAATCTTTGTATCGCCTCCTGGTAGGTGCAGGACGTATTCGGGAAGTGGTGATGCTCTGAAGGTGTACGGGATGTTGTAGTGCTCAAGGAAGTTATCGAAGTCGGTTTGCCAGATGTCACGGATTAGTGGGCCGGTAGGTTCCATTACGGTACCGATGAAACCTTGATTGGCCGCGGCTAGGGTAACGGCTTTAGCGCAGAGTGCTCTAGTTTTACCTGCACCGTAACCAGCACTAACGCCGATGATTTCGGTGGTGCTGTCATTGACGAAAGCTAGTTGGCCAGGATGCAAGTCAGCATGGATCTGCTGCAGTGTGCCATCTAGATCAAAGTCTGCACTACGGTCTAAAACTTCAACTTGAAGTTGAGCAATTCTGGCTAATACGGGGCTAGTCTTCCGCATCTACCAGCTCTTGACCGGTTTTTGCTTGAATGCGTAATAGGATGGTGCGTTCTTGTTCTGGTGTAAGGCCAGCTTCGGAGATAGCAGATACAGCAGCTTCTACACCTTCGGTTCTAGCGCGAGTTACGGCTGCATTATCGGAGTATTGACGACGGTAAGCAGGAGAGTGTGTAAGCATCCATTGAGCGGATTTAGGATCACCGTTTTCAGCAGATTGGGTGATGAGATTGATAAATTTATGAGCACCTTTAGCGCGACCTTCATTAAGAGCTTGCAAAAGTGACAATTCTTCTTCTGTAGGATCGTTACCTTTTGCATTACGAACCCAGAGCGTTAATGCTTCGTAGCTTACGCCAACTGCGGGTGCGATATGTTCCAAGGATGCGCCATATTCTGCAAGGACGCGCACTTTTTCAATGACTTGAGCATTGAGTTTATAGTGGCGGCGTCTTGGTTTCATAGGAATTGTAGGATTTGCGTAAGCAGGCTTCACGGAGTCTGGGGCGTTTTTCTTCGATTAGGTGCATACTGCTGACATGAGTGCAAGCGGTTACACCGTTTAGCGAAAAGCAAACGCGGTACATATCATCTGGGAGATGTTCGTACCAGAACTGCTCCATGATGGGAGTTTAGGGTTTGCTTAATTTTAGTGTAGCGTTCTTTTGGGCGTTGTGGGTTATTTAGGGTGGAGTGGAGTGTAGTGTAGTAATCATCGTAAGTTGCGATGATGTCACGGATGGTGTCGTTTGAAGGGTAGAGATCAGGGTGTAGGGTCATTGATTGTTTTGCAAAGGTGGTCATGCTGCAGCGATGGTAGAGATAGCGATAGCTGCGACGTGTTCAGCTTGTTGACGTGAAAGTGTGCCGTTGGTGCGTTGACGAATAGCTGTGGTGACAGAGTGTAAAGCAGTAGAGCTAAGACCAGCAGAGTGCAAGTTACGACGGATGATGTCTGCACGGGTGGTTTTGTTTTCTGTAGCTAAGTTATCAAGGAATTGAAGGTCAGATTCTTCTAGGCGAAGCTTGATTTCACGCATGATGCAGATTCAATTGCCGCCTGAATGCGACAGAGATCGTTGTTAAAGGATGCTAGCAAATCAGCGGGTAAGGGTACCTGATCTTCGATAGCGTTAT